GCTTACTGCCCCTACAACCAAAGTCCCTTTTGAACTGTTGCCGTTGTCTGCATACACTATGTTGATTTTATTGTTTGTAGCATCATAGATTGCGCTTAGTTTAACTACTGCTCCCGTTTCAAAAACTACCGGAGTGCCAAAAGATATACTTGTCCCTGAAACAGTGCCGACCGCGGCAGTCCCTTGATTGCTATTTCCCCCATCAGCGCAGGCTGTAACTACCTTGCCATTTGTTGAGTCATAAGTAATAGCTATAGTTCCCGCCGAACCGCTAATAGTTCCATTTTCAAAATAAGTTTTAGACCCAAAAGATATACTTGTCCCACTTACTGTTCCTACTATTGCTGCCCCCCGGTTACTATTAACCGAGGCGTCTCTATACGCCATGACTACTACGTCACTTGCTGCATTGTATGTTATGCCGCCCTGAGAACTATACAAATTAACAGGAGCAAAAACTGTTGCCGACCCAAAAGATATACTTGTTCCGCTTACTGTTCCAACAATAGCGGTTCCGTAGGCGTTATTCCCGTAGTCTATATAGGATATAACTACCTTGTCCGCAGAAGAATCAAAAGCTACGCCGTACACGTGTACATTGGCGCTTTCAAAAACAACTGCTGCCCCAAAAGATATGCTTGTTCCGCTTACTGTGCCTACTACAGAAGTTCCGTAGTTTGAATTTCCTCCGTCGCGGTAAGCAGTTACCGTTTTACCCGCACCTGCATCGAAAGCGGCTCTAACATAATCTACCGTCGCACTTTCATAAACTACGGGGGAACCAAAAGATATGCTTGTTCCGCTTATTGTGCCTACAACTGCGGTTCCGTAATTTGAATTTCCTTGGTCTCTGTAAAACACAACAACTCTGTCATTCCCAGAGTCGTATACCGCCGCCATATTATCTCCAGAAGCTCCGGAAACCGCCGCACTTTCAAAAACCTCAGGAGAGCCAAAAGATTCAGGAAAAATACCAACGGCCGTCACAGTCCCATCAGAGTTAAGCCCGACAGTAACCCCATTGCCAATCGCCCCACTAGCCGTAAAAGTAGCACTCTTTGCTCCAGCGCCTGCTGGTAATAGATCAGATAAATTACTCATGTGCTGTAATCCAAGTTGATACTAGTAGCTGACAGGGCTTTACCGGCTGTGACGCTAGAGGATGTCGTGGATAGACTGCCGTCTGTTTGGACGTAGTATGTTTCGTTAGGCGTTAGTCCTGTGACGTTGGTAGATATACCGCCTTTTATTGTCACCGAGCCAGATGCAGTGTCGGAGATGGCAGCGTCTGATATTCCTATAAAGTCTGTGTAGTTTGTTGAAGCATTTGTAAATACTTTTGCTTTTCCTTGTTTGACATTATTTGCATATATCAAAGCACTTTTGTTTGCACTAGAGTCATACGCTATATCAACAGCCTGAATACTTGAAGCAGGGACTGAAAGAGTTCCAACAGATAAGGAGCCATTTGATAAGGTTAATGGCAAAACACCTGCTGTTAACGAGAAAACATTAATTTTTTTGTCTTGGCTATTATAAGATAGGTTTGTATACGTTGTTGCCGCACTACGAATAACAGTGGCTGATCCAAAAGATACACTTGTACCTGAAACAGTTCCAACAACCGCCGTGGCGTAGTTAGAGTTTCCTGCGTCTTGATAAACAACAACAACCTGCTGCTCAGTTGAGTCGTAAACAATGCTGTTATAATTTGATTGAGCCGACTCATAAACAACGGCTGTGCCAAAACTGATAGATGTTCCGCTTACTGTACCTACAATAGCTGTGCCGTAACTACTATTGCTTGCGTTCCTGTAACATATAACAACTTTGTTTTGATTAGTATCAAAGCAACAACCTATCCACAGGGTATACCCAGACTCAAACATTACTGTGCTGCCGAAACTTATACTTGTTCCAGAAACAGTGCCTACGCAAGCATAGCCTCTATTTGATTGCTCTGCGCTTTTAAATACAACAACAACTTTATTTGAATTAGAGTCAAATGTTACAGCTATATCCTCTGTAACTCCTGCGCTGTTAAAAACGGTAACAGACCCAAAGCTAATAGAAGTTCCGCTTACTGTTCCTACAACCGCCGTTCCGTGTCCTGTGCTACTCGGAAGGTCTTGCCAAACAACAACAACTTTTTCCGTTGATGAATCATAAGTAACTCTAGGATATCTAGTGTAATTAGAATTAAAAACTACAGGACTGCCAAAGGTAATACTGCTTCCAGAAATAGAGCCTACAACAGCCCTTCCGTAATAAGGACTTGCGTCAGCGGCATAAACAACAACTACAACATTTTCTACTGGATGATAAACAGCCGAAACACCATTATAACTTGAAATGCGTACAGAACTAGAACTCCAAGTTGCCTCTGATCCAGTACCTTGTGTAACTCCAACAACAGCCTCAACAGTGCCATCAGAGTTAAGCGCAACAGTCACGCCGTCACCAATAGTCCCAGACGCTACGAAGTCTACTTGCTTACCGCCCGCACCCGCAGGTAATAAATCTGTTAGATTTGTCATGTCAAATCCATCATGTTAATTGTGGTCGCGGAAATTGCTTGGCCGACTTTGACGCTAGAAGAGGTTGTACTCAGCGTACCATCGTCTTGAACGTAGTAATCAGAGCCGATAGTCAGCCCTGTCTGGGCTTCGTTAATCCCACCGTAGACGTTTACAGAGCCTGTGGCTGTGTCAGAGATTGCTTCGGCTGTTATGCCTATGAAGTCGGCGGAGTTGGTTGCAAAAGTGTCTGTTGTAGATACTATGCTAGTTCCTCTTTTAGAATTAGCCGTGTCCTGATAAACGCAAACAACGGTGTTTGAGTCAGGGTCATAGACGATAGGAGAAAAGTTAAAAGTTGTTTCATCTAAAGCATTTGTTGCGTCAAACACTAAGCTAGTTCCATCTATATAGGCCGAACTTATTGATATACCGCTACCTGATTCTGATTTTGTGCTAAAAACAACCCTGCCCGCAGTGCTATCGTAAGTCGCTCCATGAACTTGGTAATTACCAGTATCTCCACTAATAAAAAACGAAGGTGTACCAAAACTAATAGAAGTTCCTGATACAGTTCCTACAACAGCCGCAGCGGCTTCTCCGCTGTCTCTAGCTGTGTACCCAAAAACTGCTTTGTTATTAGCTGTATCAAAAGTTAGAAAAAGTCTTTCTGCGTCGTCCGACCCATCCATCGCCGCCCTAGTACCAAAACTAATACTAGTGCCGCTGACAGTTCCAACAATCCCATACCCTACGCTTGATGCTTGGAACCCTATGACTGTTTTATTCGCGCTAGAATCAAAAGTAATCCCAAAATGAGACACTGCGCTACTTTGAAAAACAGTGCTTGTACCAAAACTAATAGAAGTTCCTGATACAGTTCCTACAATCGCAGTGCCATAGTCAGAGTTTCCTGCATCTTGATAGACAATAATTACTTTATTAGAGTCGCTGTCAAATGTAGCTTTTAATGGATTACTTGTGCCATCGTTTGAAAAAGTGGCACTAGAGCCAAAGCTAATAGACGTTCCGCTAACAGTGCCGACTATTGCCCGTAAGCTACTTCCAACAACCTGATTCCACAAAGCGATAACTTTATTTGAGTTAGCATCAAAAGTTGCTCCTATTTTTTCACTAGTGCCACTATTAAAAACCACGGCGCTTCCAAAGGATATAGAGGTTCCAGAAACCGTCCCAACAACAGCAGTCCCGTAGTTAGAATTTCCACTATCAGAGTAAACAACTACTATTTTATTGTTGCTGCTATCATAAACAACACTTAGCCCTTCTGTTGGATCGTTTGTATCAAATACCGAAGGAGACCCTTTTGAAAAAGGAGACCCGCTTGATGTAACAGCCTCAACCGTCCCATCAGCCTTTAATGCAACAGTCTGACCAGAACTCAAAGTCCCAGACGCAACAAAGTCTACAGCGTTCTGCCCTCCACCGGAGGGTAATAACTCCGATAGATTGCTCATCTAAACAGTCCAACCTATAGTTGCATCAACGTAAGTCATTACAATCTCTGCGAAGTTCTTGTCAAAGGTCAGGTCAGTTGCGCTTGAGGCAATGTTCTCGCCGTTTCTGGCAACTGTAAAACTTGTAGTAGCCGCAGCTCCTGTACCGTCTTTGACAACCACGGTGTCACCCGCACTAGGCGAAGCAGGCAAAGTAATCGTGATCCCGCCAGCAGTAGCTACCACATAGTCTCTGTTTGACGCTGCGTAGCTTGTCCCTTTGTGCAGAGGAACAATTGCGCCAGAGCCTCCGTTGGC